AAATATTATGAAAAAAAATATGCAGATACTAGCACGAACAGAAAAATTAAATATAAAAGATTTACGTAATAACGTTGGGCAACTTAAAGATAAGGGTGTACCTGCTAATCCTAGACGTATAGATAAGCATGCATACAATAAATTAAAGACAAGTTTATTTGAGAAAGACTTAAACGAAATTAAAGAACTGTTAGTTATACCTCATAATGATACCTATGTTGTTCTATCAGGTAATATGAGGTTAAAAGCCTATAAAGAATTAGACTACATGCATATAAAATGTAAAGTAATTGACCCCGAAGTTGATAAACTAACGTTACAAAAGATTATTGTCGTTGAGAATACAAATTACGGGTCTTGGGATGACGGTATTTTAGCCAACGAATTTGAGCCTGAGTTATTAGATGCTTGGGGTTATGATTTACCGGAATTAGACATGAGTGAGCTAACTGAAGATAAAAGTTTAATTGAAAACACTGAGAAATTAAAAGATAATTTTATTTTAAAAGTTAGTGGTAAAAATCAAGATGAAATTATGTCTTTGCTAAATGAACTACAAGATAGAGGTTTTGAGGTTGAATTACGTAATGAGTAAGAAGCCTACAAAATCCACCACCTATAAAAAAACAGCTATGCTTGAAGCCTTAAATAAAACGCTGGGGTTAGTTAGTCACGCCTGTAAAATCGTTGGTATAGATAGGAGTACGCACTATGACTGGTTGCGTAATGATGAAGAATATAAGCTCGCAGTCGAATCTACTAATGATCTTGTTCTAGATATGGCTGAGTCATCTTTGTTTAAACAAATTAACCAAGGTAATACGGCAGCAACAATATTTTATTTAAAAACACGTGGGAAAAAACGTGGCTATCAAGAAGACCAGCAATTAATGTTACAGCCAAAGCATGAAATTGTATTAACCTATGATGCTGAAGCAAAGGAGATAAAAGAATGATTTTAAATTTAAGTGATCGTATAGTTTTTGACCTATGGAATGTAGTTTATGTATTGCTTTTATGTGCAGTTATTACAGGCACAATTATAATTAATACCTTACTTACTCTAAGAATGACTTTTTATTGGAAGTCTTTTCGTGACCCTATTAACGCATTGAAGAAAGAAGAAACTTTAAAAGATATTTACGATCGTGCACAAGAGCAAGAAGAGATCGCAGGAAATCGTTTATGATTGTATTCAATAAAGGTAAAAAATATAGGTTTGAAGATTCAATTATTGATTGGGTATTTCTAGGTAAGTGCTCGAATGGGCAGGAATACGATACCTACACTTTTTTTGATCGTAAAAACCAAAAACGTAAACAATACAAGCGTAACGAGCTTAAGGATTTAAGTATATTTTTAAATGAAGATAAGGCTAAATCAAAATCAAAGTAAAATATTTGCTAACGTTTTTAATAAAGACATGCTTATGCGTGACGACTGTCCTAGAGAAATTGCTTTCTGGGGGGGCTATGGTTCAGGCAAAAGTTTTATTTCTATTATTATTGCCTATTATTTATGTTCTCAACATAAGGACGTGCAGCTACTTATGACGAGGTTTAGTTATAGACAGTTAAAAGACACGTGTATTGTGCAATTTAAAGATGCATTTCCGCCTGAAGAGTATGGTTATTATCATAGTAAATCAGACAACGAATTTCATTTTAAAAACAATAGTCGCATAATTTTTAGATCCTTCGATGATCCTAGAAAGATTTTATCTAGTAGTTTTGATGCAGTAATTATGTGTCAGGCAGAAGAACTAAAAGAAGAACACTTTCTTGGTGCACTCGGTCGACTAAGAGGCACAGCTTTACCTAAAAAGCTTATATTTACAGAAGGTAACCCGAGATTCGGTTGGTGTAAAAAGCGATATCATGACCAAGAACTCCCAGATGATTGTATGTATATTCGTGCATCAACTTACAGTAATAAAAAGAATTTACCTAGCGATTATATAAAAAACATGGAAGAGAACTATCCGCCTAGCTATATAAAACAGTTTTTAGAAGGCAACTGGGATAGCGTACAGAATGCCGTATATGATTGCCTAATGGATCATCACATCATTCCAAAACAACGCATACAAAAACACTGGTATAAGTGTATAGGTTTAGACCATGGTACACGTGTAGATACATCTATTGTTTTTCTAGCTAAAGATGAGACAGGAAATATTTATATCTATGATGAGTGGCACAAGTCTAAGCCGTTAGTTAGTGAGATTGTAGAGGCATGCAATAAATATGGGCCAATGCCAATTATAGCTGACTATTCAATGAAGGTAGCCGATCGTGATTACGGGTCTTGGTGGAAAGACTTACAAGCTGAAGGGTTAAGGTTAATTGAGGCTAAAAAAGAAAAGTCTGGAAACATATTGTTAATCAATCAATTACTTTGGCAAAACAAATTAATGTTTTTTGATCATCTTAATTATGTAATAGATCAGCATAAAAATTATAGATATGTAGACACATTACATGCAAACAATGATGAGTTTAAAGTTGTTAAAAAAGACGACCACTCAGTGGACGCAGTGCAGTATGCAATTAGGCATATCAAAGACATAAAAGTTAAGTCACCATCAGATGCATTTAGAACGACTGATAACAGACCAACTTTACGTGACTACGTGGAAGGACGAGCATAATGAATAAAAAGAAAAAACCAAAAAAATATTAAGGAGTAAAAAAAAATGAAAGACCCAAATACAGCAGTAGCAATAAATAATCTAAGAGCAGAAGTAGGCGACATGTTTAAGTCTGTTAATAAATCTATTGATGCAAGAATTAATACAGTTGTAGAGCAAGTATTAAACAAGTCACTTGATTTTCATACAGCAACAAAAAAAAAGGCGTTAGAAGACATAACTGTAAATGCTCCTCTTAGTGTTGATCAGCTAACACAGCTTTACCGCCAATTATTTAACGATATAAACGACATAAAAAGTAATACTACTAATTATGCGCTTTACGATCAGATGCAAGTAATTGGTAAACAGTTTGACGAAATGCGTAACGAGTTTACTTGGGTAAAAAACACTTTAAATCAAATGGTTGCAGATAAATACATTGAAGCTGGTATTGATCCAGAAGAATTAGAAAGTTTGTATCAAAAATCAGATGTAAGCCCTGACTATGTAGCTAAGCAATTTAATATATCTAAAGAAATGTTCTATAAAGTCATTAATGGCAAAGAGGTAAATCCTAATGAAAAAAGAAAACATGAAATGAAGCAGTTTTTTCTTAAAAGGATATATGAGGTACAAAATGCCGTTGTATAGTTACAAGTGTTATTCATGTAATAACATACAAGACTTTTATTTTGGACTGACAGACTCACATCATGTTAATTGTACTAACTGTAAATCAACTAACTGCAAACAGTATTTTGGTAACTCAAACGTAGCAGTGCATGGGTTTACTGAGTTCGTAGATCCTAGAGGCGGCAGTGAACGATTAACTATGGCGCAAATTCGAGATGTAGAAAGAAAAGAAGGGCTTACTTACCTTTCGCATGAGGAACATGACAAGGAAATAGCTAAAAACAAAAAACATCGAGAAGCTATGGCCGCACAAAAAAACCGTGACATTGCAGAGAAAGCAACAAAAGAACTTATGAATAAATGGAATCACTAAGGAGGAGTCATGCCACTAGACTATGGAAAATCTAAAAAAGCTTTTGAAAAAAATATTAAAACAGAACTACAGGCAGGAAAACCAATAAAGCAGGCATTGGCTATTGCTTACTCTATTAAGAAAGGAAAGAAAAAATGAATTTAAGTAAATTATTAAATATTGTTTTACAACGTGTTGTCATTGAAGGCAAAAAGAAAACAGCTGAAGCAGCAGGGATAGCAGTATTATTACTTAGCAACTTTATTCCAGAAGATTTAGCTCGAGATATTATTACAGGTGCTGGCGCACTATGGGCAGCCTATAAACTGTATGATAAAGACTAAAATAGACGACCTTGAGTATTGGGATTTAAGAGATATAAAAATTTGTTATGTTAGCCCTATAAATGGTAACTACGATTTTTACGCAAAGTCGGAAGATATATTAGACGAAGCAATAATTGAATTCGAAAATGGTAATCTAATTTCACTAGATATGATATTCTTAAACGTGAACTGATGGAGAACATAACTAAAAATTTTATACTTCCGGAATTTATTTCGAAGGAAACATGGGATAAATATGGCCATAGAGCGTTATGGTTTATAGATGACCGTATAATACAAACATGTCAAAAGCTTAGAGACAACTTAGGTATACCTCTAACAATAAATAACTGGTATTACGGTGGTGATAGGCATGAGTCAGGATTACGTGTTGAGGGTATGAAAAACTATAGCCCTACTAGTCAACATGCTTTCGGTCGTGCTGTTGATATTATAAGTAAAGATATGTCGGCTGAAGAGATGAGACAGCATATATATGACAAAAGGCATGACTATCCGCACATAAAAGCAATTGAGCGTAATGTTTCGTGGTTGCACATAGATTGCAGGCATACAAATAGCAATAACTTTATGCTTTTTGACCCAAAATAAATTTGTAAATAATATTTTATTAGAATATATTTAAAGAGGAATTAGCG